CAGCGGACCGGTGAACGTTGTCCGAAAGTCCTCCCTTGGTGAAATCAGCTTTGTAGACCTTGGTGCCGACGGAGCAACCAGCGCGAGTGTCGCAGCTCAGGCATCTTCAAACTCTGGAGAACCAAACATGGACGATCCGCAAACCCCAGTTCAAGACGATACAAACACAACTCCGACCACTCCGGTTGTTCCGAATCAGGCAACCCCAGAGCCTGTGACAACGCAAACGGAAGTCACTGCGGCTATTGAAGCCATGCGAACGGCGCATGCAGCCGAACTGGAACGTATCGCTGGAATTCGTAAGATCTACAGCGGTGTGCTGCCTAAGCTCGAAGCCCAGGCAATCCGTGAAGGTTGGACATTGGAGAGAGCTGAGCTCGAGAAAATTCGAGGCAGCCGACCCGAGGTTCCCGCGATCCACGTTCAGCAAAACACCATCAACGCTCCAGTCTTGGAAGCGGCTTGTTACCTGGCGGCCAATCTCTCGAATGTCGAGGAGATTGCCGATGAACAATCGCTTGATTTGGCAGCTAGAAAATTCCGTGGTGGGATTCATTTGCAGGAGCTGCTGCTCGAGGCAGCTTGGGCAAACGGCTACTCGGGTCGAAACTTCCGAGATCATCGCGCGGTGATGCGAGCGGCATTTGGCCATTCCATCGAAGCCAGCTCGGTGAGCAACATCGACATCGGTGGTATTCTCTCGAATGTCGCTAACAAGTTCCTCCTGGACGGTTTCTTCAGCGTTGAGCGAACCTGGCGCAACATCTGTGCGGTGCGCAACGTTTCGGACTTCAAGACCGTGACCAGCTACCGACTGATCGGAAAGGACCAATACGAATTGGTTGCCCCAGGTGGTGAGCTCAAGCATGGAAACCTGGGAAGCGAAAGTTACACCAACCGAGCCGACACCTACGGCTTGATGATGGCTGTCGACCGGCGCGACATCATCAACGACGACCTGGGTGCGATCACCACGGTGCCAAGGAAACTCGGTCGTGGCTCGGGCCTGAAGATCAACGATGTTTTCTGGACGATCTTCATGAACAACAGCGCGTTCTTTACCGCGGGCAACAAGAACTTCCTGACCGGCACCGACACAGTGCTGTCGATCGATGGGCTCACCAAGGCGGAGGTCGCTTATTACGACCTCGTGGATTCCGATGGCAAACCGATCGGAACAATGCCAGCGGTGATGTTGGTTCCGACTGCTCTCTCAGCGATCGGATCGCAGCTCTACAAGTCGATGGAGATGCGAGACAACACGGCCAACGCTCGTGTTCCGATCACCAATCCACACGTGGGTAAATTCCGCGTGGAAGTCAGCCGGTACCTGGCCAACGCTCTCTACACCGGCAACTCGTCGAAGGCTTGGTACTTGATGACCGACCCGAACGACCTGCCTTTGATCGAGGTAGCGTTCCTCAACGGTCAAGAAGCTCCGACCATCGAAACGGCCGATGCGGACTTCAACGTGCTAGGCGTTCAGATGCGTGGCTATCACGACTTCGGTGTCGCGCTTCAAGATCCACGTGCAGCCATCAAGTGCAAGGGCGAAGCATAAGCCTAGCCCAGCACGTCTTTCCAAGTTTCATCCGATCCATCAATTGAGGTTTAGCTCACCATGCCACAGGCAACGTTCATTCAAGAAGGTCATTACATCGATCACACCCCCGTTAGCGCTTTGGCGTCTGGGGATGTGGTTGTCCAAGGGGATTTGGTCGGCGTTACAGTTCGCCCCCTGGCAGCCGGTGAGGTCGGCTCGCTGGCAGTCGACGGTGTCTTTGATTTCAACAAGAACACCGGGGTCGCCTTCACGGTCGGCACCATCCTGTACTGGGACGACACCAACAACGTCGTGACCACGACCTCGGCGGGCAACAAATCCATTGGCAAAGTGGTCCGAGCAGCTGCTTCCGCAGATACGACCGTTCGGATGCGGCTAAGTCAGTAGTCATCGCATCCACATCGCTTCATTTGTATCCATCGTTTCATCAATCGCAGGAATCACTATGAAAACCAAATGTCTGTCGTTGGTTCTTCTGGTGGCTGTTTGCATGGCCACCTTGTCGTTCGCCCAAGAAAAAATCTGCATCAATGGGGTTTGCCAAGCTGGCCAAGTCCAGAGCACGATCGTTCTTGATCCACTTCGAGAAGACTTGAAGCTGGTGGATCAAACTCCACGAGCAACTGCCGATGGCGTCGCTAGTGACCGATTCGATCAAGTCGTTCGGGCTACGGTTCGGGTCACGGTTAGTGGCGTATGCGGCAGCGGAACGGTCGTTGGCCGTACTTCGGAAGGTAACGCGATCGTCCTTACCAACGCCCACGTGGCAGGCACTACGCGTGGGCGAACGGTCAACGTCGAGCGTTGGAATCCTAATGGTTCCAGTGAGAAAGGGACCGGAACGATCATCGCCTCGGGGTATGGTAAGGGGACGAGTGTCGATTTCGCTTTGCTCAAGTGCAATGGTTCTTTTGCAAAGGATGTCGAGCCGATCCCGTTGGCCGATCGCTACCCAAGCAACCAATCGTCGGTAACGACCTTTGGTTGCCCACGGTGCGAATGGCCAAGCCTGCAGGTTCTTCGGCTCAACCGCAAGGAAGGACAAATCCTCTCGTGGAAGCCGGAAGCCATCGGAGGACGCAGCGGATCGAGTCTGATCGATTACACCGATGAAGGCCCACGAGTCGTTGGCTTGCTGACCTGGGCAGGTGGTGGTGAAGGACTCGGGCAATCGACTCCGTTTCTGCTGAGTGCGATGCGCGGCAAGCTTCCTGCAACCCTGGATGGACTTCCAGCTGGTACTCGTGAAGTGAGTTGCCAAGTCGATGAAAGCCAGGAAATGGTTCAAGTTCCATCGACAATTTACGGCGAGCCGCTGCAGGTCCCATTGGGATTCCTGGCAGCGGCGGAACCTCAAGATGATCTGATCGATTCGATCGTCGATCGACCAAAGCTTAGACCTGCACCCAAAGATCCTGATGACTCTGGCGTAATCACTGATCGAATCACCGACCGAATCAAAGAGCAATATATGTGGAGCACATCCACCGTAGTGGCGACGTCGGCCGGATCGAGCATCGCGATTCTCTTAGCACTCCAGTATGGCCTGCCGGTTGTGCTTCAAGCGATCCGCAATGCCAGGAAGCAACGCGGAAACGCTGTGCTGGACGATGAGCAATTCAAGAAGCTGATGGATCAGTACCAAAACCTTCTCAAGCTTCTGGAGCAAAACAACACTCCCCCGACGACCAAACCGTAAAGGGGAATGTGATGGCCGATCTGCTTCGCGCTGGCCAAGAGTGGCTAGCCAATCAGCTCAAAACCCACGCTTCCAACACAGTGGTTTATGTGCGGGGAGCCAACCAAGTAAGCGTCTCGGCCATCATCGGCCGGACGCTGATGAAACTCGAAGATGGTTACGGTGGGGTGCACATGCAATGGACCGACCGTGACTTTCTCGTTCCACCTTCGGAGCTTGTTTTGGCTGGATCGGAAACTTTGCCAGAGCGTGGTGACACGATCCGGGAAACCTACCAAGGCAAAGTCTACATCTACGAGGTCAACGCTCCTGGGAGCGAGCCACCTTGGCGATGGTCTGACCCACACCGAAGACTTCTCCGCATTCATACCAAACAGATCGGAATCGAGTGATGCCCGCAAGTATCGTCGCCATCGCAGATGCAGTGACCGCAGAGCTGAACGGTAATTTGTTTAGCCAGTCGTTTACCGCACAGCGGCTTTACTTGCCGGTCTTTGATCTGCAAGGAATGTCCACGTTGAAGGTCACTGTGGTTCCCAAGGGGATCACAAGCCAATCGTTGGATCGTTCGCGCGATAGCTTCGATTACCAGATCGATGTTGCGATTCAAAAGAAGGTCGCCAACGAGATCGCAACCATCGATGCGCTCATGCTCTTGGCCGAGGAGATCGGAGACTACTTTCGAACCAATCCACTATCGAGCTACCCAGGTGCTCGCTGCATGAACGTCGAAAACACTCCGGTCTACGCACAAGATCATTTGCAGGAATTGCGTCAATTCACCAGCGTTCTGACTCTTACCTTTCGACTTTGGAGATAACCGATGACGACCGGTGATGTTGGCCCATACCGCATACAGTTCACCAATTCGCGTGGTGTCACCCGTGAGATTCCTGGCTTGGATGACGTGGACGATATGTTCAAGGTCAAATCGATCCAGAAGAAGTTCCGAGACTCGTGGACTCGGACACTGACTGACCTTTGGGAAGTAATCACAAACGGAGGTTCCACCGCATCGGTCTCAGGGGGAGTTCTGACCATTGCATCGGGTACGACCGCAGGTGGTTATGTCGAACTGCTCTCCAAGGAAACATTCACGATTCCCTTCCGAGCAATGATCGCGGTGCAGTCGGGCGCAACTCGCCAAGCCAACACGCACCATATCATCGAAGCCGTATCGGTGGATTCCACTACCGGGATTCCGGACGGGAAGCACAGCCTTAGCATGGACATCGGTGGGGCTGCCAACACGACCGTAACCAATATGGTTTACAGCGTGCAAAACGGCGGATTGGTTCCGATCGCTTCGGCGGCCTCTACGATTGTTTCGACAGCCACCTATTCGATTCTCGAACTCGAACCATTCTCCGATGAGTGCTACTTCCACTCCCGCGTGATGGACTCCGCCACGGGACGGGCCAATTCATACGTCCGCCATCAGCAGATTCCCGATCCGACAGCCTCCTACAAGATCCGGATTCGATCGTCGAACCATCAAGGATTCAAGGCGGTATCCAACGCAATCGCCGGTCCTGGCAACGTCATTCGGCTCACGTCGACTGCCCATGGATACACGGGTACGCCGACAATTTGGGTGGAATATCTCAATGGTGTTACCAACAACGGAGCCGCCATTCGTGGCAATTACTCCGCGACGGTGATCGATGCCAACACGATCGACCTGACTGGGACGGTCTTTGGTGGTGCATATGTTGTAGGTTCTGGCCAAATCGCCCTCGCAGCCGCGCCAGCAGCCAACATTAATTTCCAATCCCAATTCATCAATTGCCAGGATTATGCGGAGCTGACCGCAGAAGTAACCGCGGGCCGAGGCCAAACGGTTGTGGGACAAGGTCTTGGAGTGATCTTAACTGGAGCGACCGCAACCACGACCAACATCGGAACGGTCACAGCCAACGTCGCTGGCCAAGCGGCCCACGATGCGGTCATCACCGGTAATCCCGTTCGGATGGCGGCCCGGGCTCTTACAGCAGCCTACGCGAGCGTCGCCACCGGGGATGTGGCGGATCTGGTTTCAACGCTTCAAGGGGTTTTAGTCACGCGACCTTGGCAAATCCCAGAACTCGAATGGTCGTATGTCGCAGCGTCCGGTGGTGTGATCAATACCACCGATGTTGTGATCGCAGCTGCTGCCGGTGCTGCTCTTCGTCGCTACATCTGCTCGATGCAACTCTCGAACAATTCGGCGGTGGCCACCGAAGTCGTACTCAAGGACGGAGCAACGATCATTTGGCGAGGTCATTTGCCAGCGAATGCACCTATGTCGGAGATCATCTTTGAGAACCCACTCAAAACGACAGCTAATACGGCGTTGAACTTCGCGTGTATCACCACCGGTGCAGCGGTTTACGTCAACGCACAAGGATTCACGGCTCCGTAAACCATGATCGACGTCAAAGTCACCACGAAAAAATCATTCGACAAGGTCAAAGCGAAGTCCCAGCAAGGCAACTTCAAAAGCCTGGGACATGCGGCTGCGTCGATTCGTCTGATTGCTCGGCGATCGATTCGGCGGCGACAGACCGCTGCGATGCCAGGCACACCAC